TCGTCCTGTCGTTGCGATGAACAGTGTGCAAGGGCCATATACTGCATTTGCAACCAATCATAATTATTGGAATCTTTCTTTGATTCATCCACTATAATAGGAAAATGTAATGTTAGAATTTAGAGTAAAAGCAGTTAGAGAATTGGCGCCTGGGGCGACATGGGAATTTCGTAGTGCAGATGGCAACTATGAAGATTTATTTTGGATGGACGATAATATCACCAAACCCACAGAAGAAGAATTTAATGCAAAGGTTACTGAAATTGAAACCAATGCTCCCATAAATGAACTACGGTTGGAAAGAAACGTCAAACTCGCAGAAACAGATTGGTGGGTGTTACCAGATAGAACTGCAACGACAGCACAAACTAACTACCGTCAGGCACTTAGAGATATTACAGATACATATTCTTCATTGGATACCGTAGTGTGGCCCACGAAACCATCTTGATAAATAGTATGAACGAGATTAGGAAACAATAATATGCCATTCATAGGACAACAACCGTTAACAGGTGCGTACTCTAAGTTAGATGCTATTACAACATCTGCTACTGCTACATATAATCTACTGTTAAACGGTGGTGCATATTCGCCTGCTTCTGCGAACCATCTTTTGGTTTCGCTGAATGGTGTTATGCAGGCCCCACAAGATTCATTCACAGTTAGTGGTTCAACAATCACATTCGCTTCTGCTCTAACAAGTTCTGATAACATCGACTTCATCATGGCACTTGGTGATGTATTGGATATCGGAACTCCAAGTGATGGAACGGTTACTGCAGCTAAAATTGGTAGTGGTGCAGTTACAGATGCAAAGATTGACACTATGGCTGCAACAAAACTTACTGGAACAGTTTCAAATGCGAGATTTCCAGCTGGTTCAGTATTGCAAGTCGCAAGTGGAGAACTTACAACGAACAACATTAGTTTTACCACCACTGATTATTATACAGGGCTTCAAGCATCATTTACTCCAACGTCAGCATCATCTAAAATTTATGCAGTTGCTCACGTTCAGAATGCCACAAATGGAACTGGTAGGAATGAGTTCTTTTTTAAATATGGCGGTACAGGTGGCGATAACAGTGGAACAAAGATAGGTGGTGTGTATACCGCTCAGGCTGGTAATGCTAGCACCACGGATTTAATGTCTGCTTCACTTTCATACTATTTTACATCTGGAACTACATCACCACTTTTTGTCAAACTCGTTGCAACAAAACACGATGGTGGTACTGGTTATATTAATAAAATAGGTGGTAGTATAGCAACTATTACGATTATGGAGATTGCGGTATGATTTATAAACATGAAGCAATATATAAACTCAATCCTTCAGTAGTCGCAATTCGTGATGACATTGCCTATGACGTAGAAGGTAATGTAGTGTCCTATAATAATTCAGCAGCAACTACTGAAGGAAACATAACAGAACTTCGCACTGAAAGAAACGCTAAACTCGCAGAAACCGATTGGGAAATTGTAATACACAAAGAGAAGGGAACAAACATTCCTACTGCTCTGAAAACATACAGACAGTCACTTAGAGATATAACAGATACCTACACATCATTGGATGATGTTGTGTGGCCGGAGAAACCATAATGGCATTGATTAAGTTAAATAACCGTTCCTCAGAAGATAATGCGATTCACGGTAGACGGAATCTCTTCATCAACGGCTCGATGCAAGTTGACCAGAGAGGCTTAGGATTTACTATGGGCAACTCTGCAACGTATATGGATAGACAATATTTTTGTGATAGACTTTGGTGGGAAACTGGTGGAATGGATGAGTTGGTTGTTGTTGGTTCTCGTGAAACAGATGCTCCCGATGGTTTTAAATATAGTTCTAAAGTAACAGTATCAACTCCAGAAACTACTATTGCAGATGATGGAGAATTTGCACAGTTCATCTACTTGGATGAAGCTGCAAACTGGAAACATTTGCGTTGGGGACACGCCGATGCAAAAAATATTACAGTAACTTTTTGGGTGAAAGCATCACAAACTGGAACATTTGGGTTTGCAATTCATTCGCCTAGTGGTGATGTTGGATATGGAACATCATATTCTATTACTGCTACTGATACTTGGGAAAAGAAAACTTTTCATATTCCAGCACCAACAACGAATAGTTCCAAATGGGATAGAGACAAAATTGCTAGGGGAATAGAATTTAGATGGCTATTCCTTTCTGGGTCAACAAACCAAGCTGGTTGGGTTGATGGACAATGGGTAGATACCGGCACTGGATATGATGGGTTTGACCCTTCTAGTGATAACAATACTATTCTTTCAACGAATGGAGCAACCTTCCAATTAGCTGGAATTCAAATGGAAGAAGGCGACCAAGCAACTCCATTTGAACATATCCCATATGGTGAAGAACTATTCAGATGTAGAAGATATTCACAAGTCTTTATGGGCGATGGGAATTATTCACAAATCGGTGGAACTGGAATTGCTCTTGGAAGCACATTGGTAGATTATCCAATTGTTCTTTCTCCTAAGATGAGAACAACAGGAACTGCTCACTTGTATGGAACAGTTCAAGTAAGTAACGCTTCATCTGGATTTGCTTGTTCTGCGGTAGGAGTTGTTACACAACAGTCAAGTAGTGACATTTATTCTATAAGAGCAACCACAAGTGGAACTACTGGTGGTGCAGCATATAGATTAGAATCTGCAAACAACACTACTGCAAGATTTTTGGTTAATGCGGAGATATAATAAATGATTAGTAAATTAAATATAGATTCTGCACAATATGTTTCTGCTGAAATTTATGGGGAAGTTCAAAATATTTCTATTAAATGTATGGTAGATGGAAAAGAACGGTCTGTGCCGATTTCAGAAGGTAATTCTGATTACGATGAAATCGTGCGTCAAGTGGCCGCAGGCACATTAACAATTGCAGACGCAGACTAAATAAAGAGAAACAGGACAGAACAAAGATGCCAATTTCAAAAATTAAAGGTAGTGCAATCAACGATGATGCAATCACAACTGCAAAGATTGTTGATGATGCTGTAACAAGCGATAAGACTGCACATGATATTCATCTTGCAGGCACAGAAGCTACTCGTATGCCTATCGGAACAACTGCTGAAAGAGCAAATGCAACATCTGGTGATATTAGATTCAACTCAACTCTATCTTTGATGGAGTATTATGATGGAACAATCTGGAAATCTATTGATTCCCCTCCAGTAGTTTCTTCTATCAGTCCTACTACTGAAACTGATGCAAATGCAAACATTACTATCACTGGTTCTAACTTTCAATCTGGTGCCACTGTTAAGTTTGTTGGTAATGATGGAACTGAATATAATTCTCCATCTGTTACAGTAAACTCTACAACAGAGATTGTTGCAACAACTCCTGCTAGTGCCTTGACTGTTGCAAATGAACCTTATGATATTATTGTAACTAATGCATCTGGACTTGCTGGAACTGGCACTGACTTGTTGGATGCTGGTTCTGCACCTTCTTGGACTACTGCTGCCGGCAACATTGGAACAATTTATGAAGATGTAGCAATTGGTACGCTTGCAATTGCAGCAACGGATGCTGATGGAGATGCAGTTTCAATAACATTCAATAACAAGTTCAGACCTTTCTATTTCTGGTGTTTCCCTTGCAACTGGTGGTGCAATTACTGGAACGCCAAATGTAAATGATAGCTATGCATCTGGTGGTGTAACACACACATTCAGTGCTGCTGCTTCTGATGGGGTAAACACTGCAACGAGATCATTTAATATTCTTCGTAAGTGGAACGATGGTTCTACATCTGCTCAAGCGGCACCTTCTGGTGTTGCAATATATGATTTAACTGGAACAACAAGTAACGGAACATTCTGGATTAAACCAGCTGCATACGCTGGTTCTGCAATTGAATGTTTTGTTTGGATGGAAAACAGTTCTTATGGTAGAGGTGCAGTATTGGTTGGTTCTTTTGCTGGAAGTGACAGCGCTTTTGAAATGCGAAATCATGCTTCTGGACGTAATGAAAGTTCTGCTAAAAATTATCACACCACTGCTCCATCAAATAACAATTCCGCAGTATTAAATAAACTCTTTTTCAATGCTCTTGTTAGAGACTCTTCTGGAAACCATACTTGGGGTGGAACTACTTCGCATACTGGCGGTAATGGCCAGGGAACAATCTTTCAATTGAGAGACACTTCAAATAATACAAAGGGAACAACTGGTAATAGTGGTTTTGATGCATGGACAATGCACTGGCTGACAGAGAACGCAAATAATAATGCACAGCTCCGATATAATACAGATGCTCGAACCAATGTAGGATGGACTACTCAAGCATTCCATAATACTCGTTCATTCTCTTTTGGTAGTTGGGCAACATTTACTGGTGGACGTACTACGACCGTTGGTAGTTATCACTATATGCCTGATGACGAGACTGGCGGTGGCGAATGGCACTTCAGAGACACATCAAATGATTCTGCACTTGCTGCCTACAGTGCGAGCGCACTGTCAAATATATACATCTGGTAAACAAATGAGATTGCTCAAATTCCAGACGTTGAAATTTGGGTGAACGGAACTTAATTAAAATATCAAAACCCTCTTCGGAGAATATTCTTTTCAACATCTAATACACAATCCTTATAAATAGAAGGAAGAAGGAGAATGTGTACAGATGGCGACAATTTCAAATATATTCATAAACCAACATGCTGATTTTAGTACAGATGTAACTATATCAGACAGCAATGGTTCAGCACTGGACTTAACTAGTTACACTGCACTTGCACAGATTCGCAAAACATACGAATCTACCTCTGCAACTGGTTTCACTGCCACATTCGATTCAGACAGAACAACTGGCAAAATCACTCTTTCTTTAACTGATACTCAGACTGCAGCTCTTGAGTCGGGACGTTATGTGTATGATTTACTCATCACTGGTGTTTCTGGCGATAAAACAAGGGTTGTTGAAGGTATTGCTACTGTTAACCCAAGCGTATCTAGGAGTTAAGATAGATGTCGATTAGTGCAAAAATAAACACATCAAGTACAATACAAGGGTCGGTCTCTCAAGGAAACCAACCCCAAGTAACTCGTGTAACAGTTCCAGGCCCTAAGGGCGATTCTGGAGCGGCTGGTGGTACTCTTGCAGAACTATCAGATGTTGACGCATCATCTGTTTCGGATGGAGCATTGATTCAATATGATGGTGGAACTGAGAAATTTGTTATAACGAATGTAGTAGAAACTGATAC